AATTCAGTGTTGCCATCATTGAAAGCAACGGAAGCGGTGGTGGCTGCTTGCAGTGTGTAGAGGGAAGGAGCGCCGCTAACAGTGAAAGTGGCGCCGCTTTGCGTGATCACTGGACGAGCGGTGCCAGCGATGGAGCCAACACGGACGATAACGTCTTGGCTCTTAACCAGCTCAGTGGGATGATAGAGCATTTGAAGATCCTCAATGGAGAGAGAAGGTGGTTAAGCGTCAGACGTTCTGCACGCTTCCTTTGCCAACTAGTCTAAAAATTCCTCTAATTGGCGTGCCCAAAAACTGCCAATAATGCTCAGCAATTTGTTCATTGGGCAACAGCTCAAACCGTCCTTCTCTTCCATTGATTGTGGCAGCAGCGGAGCTTCCAGGAGAAATGCCAGAAAAGGCCAGTGGCCCAGTCAATCGTCCCTCCATGTAAACAGCCGTATTATCTGCACCAAGCAAATAATCGTACTGTGGATTTCGCTTCTGCTTCAGAGTGGCATAATACGTGACTCCTGAAGACAGTGCCACGTAGTTGCCAGTTTCTTGGTCAACGGCATAACCAGAAGCCACCGGCCACACAAGAGTGGCGTTGGCTAATGGCAGGAGACCGTTGGTCATACGACGAAACCAATAGAAGAAGAACCGGCTACGGTTTGAAGCATTCGTTTGAACTCTTGACCGTATTGAGTGGCGTCGAGTCCTTCGCCGTAAACCTTGCCTTCAGTGGCTCCAATTTGGATGCCCATTTGAGCAAGTTGAATGGCGATAATGTGAGCCGCGAGATGTTTGACTGCCCTGTCGGTTTGGCTTCCAAAAACATCAGCCGATGCATCGGCAGTGGCTTCATCAAGAGCCCCGTTCACAATTCCCGATGGGTGGGGAGTGAATTCGGGGAAACGATCCAGAAAACTAGCGTAGGTAACGGCCATGATCAGACCTTCCCTGCCTTGATGTTTTCAAGACGCTTGTTAATGGCATTTCTAATCCGCACTCGCCCCTCTTTTCCTTTCCATTGATAAAGTTGTTCCTCGTCGTGCATGATCTCCAGCAGACGGAAGGCTTCGTTCAAGGGCAGTTGAATGAGAGTGTCAATGCTCGTGGGAACTTCCTGGATGGTTGCTTGCTCCTTGACCTCCTCAATGGCTCCAATGGCCATCAGGCGCTTGACAGTGCCGTTTTTACGGGCAATGTCCCATTTGGTCTCGGGCACGTCAGTGTTGACGCCAGGACTGAGCTGGATCATGCCAGCATCAGTGATAATGCCAAATCCTCCTTCACGCGGCGGATTCTCAAGTTCAGGGCGATAAGCAATCAACATTTGTGTTCAAAAGAACTGTTCATTAGCTTAACGCCCATCACTTAACTATCCTCAGGGAGCCTGCAGATACAGGACGCTCTTCGGATAGTAGAGAGCCACACCACCAACGCGAGCATGAGCGGGAACAATGAATTCCAGACCACGCTGCTGGGGCGGGAACAGCTCAAGCGGCTGCGGAATGTGCAGTTGCACTTTCTGCGGATCGCGCTTGTAGAACACCATGCGGTTCTTCGACAGGGTGCTCTTGTCGGCATCGAGCTGGTTGATGGGCTCGATGTTGCGGATGTAGGGGTTGGTGCGCAGGAAGTATTCCATCACGGTCACGTCCGAAGAATCGGAGTTGCGACGGGTGGAGATGGTGTTGTAATCTTCCCAAGCCATCAGGATGGTGTCGGGCTGCTCTTTCATGTTGGAGCCGTTGATGATGGCAGTCACGCCATAATTCAGCAGATCCAGCATTTCCTGGGCAGTGGTGCCACTATCAGAGAACCACTTGTCAGCAGCGATTACATCGACGGTGGCGTTGTTAAAGAAGCCCTGCAGGCCAACGGAGGATTCGCCGAACAGCGCCACTTCTTCAACTTTCTCTTCGTAAGCGCGACGCACGGCAGAAGCGCGACGCTGCTCCAGGGAGATGTTTGCCATTTGAGCGGCACGCAGTTCCTGAACGGTGTAACCGAAGGAACCACCGAACGAGCGAATGTTGATGCTCTTCTCGACTTGGCTGATGTCGGCGCGGGGCAGATCGTCAGCAGCGTCAGCGATGAGCTTGAATTCGCCAGTCGCGTCCATCACGCGATAGGTGAAGGTTTGAGCGCCAGGGCCAGCCTCGCTGGTCACAGGCAGAATGGTGGGATATTTGATGTCGGCATAAGCGACTTCAAACACTTGAGGGCGGATGAACTCAAGCTGACGCTCAAGAAAGAGCCCAGCTTCATCCATACGGAAATCAGACATTAGAAGGGCCTCCTATCAGGTGTCAGCGGTGAGGGTGAACGAAGGACCGTTCAGTTCAACAATCGCCAGGCCTGAGCCGGTGACGGAAGTGAGGTAACGGGCATTCGACAGAAGTGCGCTCTTGTTGGCGATTGCTTCACCAGTGAACTGACCGGCGTACTTGACGCCAGTAGCGGTGTGGATCACGCGAACGGCGGTCGAAGGGCTGCAATCACCATGCACATACACGGCAACGGCGCCTTCGTTGGCAACGTTCAGGACTTGCTCGTCCTTGACGCCGGGACGGCTGTTGCTGTCCAGAGCGGTTTCATCGACGTAGGTGAGCACATTGATGCCCACAACGGTTTCATCAGTTCCACCAAGAGTCTTGGCAGAGTTGGCAACAGTACCACCAGAGGCATAGGCGACAACATTACCGAAGGCCAGGACGGCATTGGTTTCGTTGACGTAGGTGCCGATGGTGTTGTCACGGATGTCGGAAAGTTGACCTTCGAGCAGGGCGGTCAGCTCAAGCGCATAGCTCTGCTGCACACCACCTGCCGTGCCGGAACTCACCGAAGAAAAAACGACGGCCATAATCAGCGCTCCTTAGTAACGGAGAGGGGAGTTTTCCAAGCGTTCTGCAGGGCTTCCATGTAGGAAGACGGAGCAGACACAGGAGTGGCAATGGATGCCACGGCTTTGCGCAGTTCGTCAGTGGCGGCAGAGTCGCTGCGGGGAGCGGCATCGGCCAGCGTGTCGAACATTGCCTGCACGTAATCGTCGGAACGCTCCGACAGATCCAGTGCATCGCCACGAACAGCTTTGATCGAGGCTTCCATGATTTCGCGGGCAGTCTTGCCGGCAAAATCAAACTCGCTATCAAGATTGGTGCGAGCTTTATCAATCAGAGCAACGCGCTCCTCGACAAGTGAATCAATGTTCACTTGACCAGCAGCTTCCAGATCGGCCTTGACGGCTTCTAGTTCTTGCTCCAGAGCGTCGGCGCGGCCTTCGGCAGCGTCCATTTTGCCCTTCATTTCCTTTTCCATGGCGTCCATTTCTTCCTTCATTTTGGAAGCTTCGGACGTCATTTCATCGTACTTTTTCTTCATGTCCTCGTAGGACATGCGGGCGTCGTCACGTTCTTTAGTGATCGCCAGAGCAACGCTCTCGCTCACTTCGAACTCGGCGCCATCAAAATTGACTTTGGCAGTCATAGATGGATCCTCTTCAATGGAGAGTAGTGATGGGTCTGCGGCATCTAGACGATCTAGATGGAGCTTCACCTGCGGGCCAGCCCGACCCCTGCGAACCACTGCAATGTGATTGCCGTCGATCATTCGTTGAATGCCGTCGTAATTTTCACCAGTGGACGCAACGCCAGGCGTAGGGTCGAATTCAACCCTGTAACCGGCACTGACTTCTTTCGCATCGCCTTTCATGATCTTTTCGATGGCGTCTTGGTCCGTAATGGTCATGACTGCACGGACGAAACCGTTGTCATAAACCACTTCAGTGCCCGAAAAACCAATTTGATAGTCTTTCGTATTGGCGCTATCGAGAAGAACAGGCGGATGCTCAAGGGTGATTGCCTTGCCCGCAAAGGAAGCGAGGCTCTCTGGCGAACTTACTTCTTCCTCGGGACGGTATTCACGCCGTACCGAGCCGTCCGCATTGGAATACATTTGCACTCCAGTGCGTGCAATGGTCGCCCAAGCACGAAGATAGCCTTCCGGCGTCACTTCATACTTTTCAATGGGCGCAACATCGTAGCGGAAAGAAGTTTCGCTCATATATTAAAAATAACAAACTATGCTATGCTGATTCCTATGCCTATGCAAATGTGAGTAGGATTGTGAAAACAGGATTACTGATCGGCAAGAAAACTGTCAAGCAAGCTCGCCT